CAGTAAGAGATACGGGTAGAACAAACGCAGTAAAGTATAGGTTTGAAAGATTTAACTTTGATGGCAATGATAAGATTATTGTTGTTGATGAAACAAATGCACCTACAGTTTTTAATAGTGCTATCTCAGCTACTGATGTAAGTGCCAGTAGTGTAGCAGGTTCTAAATTTGTAGCAGCTTATAAGTCTCACATGTTTTACGCAGGTAAATCTACTACACCTGCAGAGCTAGTATTTAGTGTACCCTTTGATGAAGACAATTTTACTAGCGGTTCTGGTGCTGGTAGCATTAAAGTAGATGATGACATTACTGGACTAAAGGTTTTTCGGGATAGCTTATTTATCTTTTGTGCAAACAGAATATTTAAACTAACAGGTTCTACCTCTAGTGACTTTGCAGTACAAGCTGTTACTAGAAACATTGGCTGTGTTAATGGTGATACTATCCAAGAATTTGGTGGTGACTTACTATTCCTTGGGCCTGATGGTCTTCGTACTGTTGCTGCTACCGCAAGAATTGGTGACACTGAACTTGGTACTATAAGTAAGAACGTACAGTCTGTATTTGATTTAAATATAAGAGACTCCGCTCTTTTTGAGAGCGTTGTTATACAAGATAAGACACAGTATAGATTGTTCTTTACTAAAGCTAATCAAGCAGAAAACATTACAAGAGGCATTATCTGTGTTATGAAAGCAGATAAGTATGAGTTTTCTGAGATACGTGGTATCAAGCCGTCTGCTACTGATAGCTTTGTTGAAGAAGGTAACGTAATAGTATTACATGGCGACTTCAGTGGTTTTATACATAGGCAAGAAAAAGGCAATACATTTGACGGTACAGATATATTAGGTAGATATAGAAGTGCTGACATGGGTTTTGGTGATACTGGCATCCGAAAGCATATGCAAAGGGTTATTGTTAATTTTAAACCTGAGTCTACTATTAGTGCAGATTTGTTTATTAGATATGATAATGAAGATTCTAACTCTACTAGACCTGATGCGTATCCCTTTGATTCTACTCAAACCTTCTCTCAATTTGGTTCTGCTTTGTTTAGTTCATTAGATGGTACTGCTAGGTTTGTATTTGGTGGGCCATCACAGCCGTTAGTACGGCAAGCAGTAGAGGGTTCAGGATTTTCTGTTGCATTAAAAGTAAATGACAACTTAACAACAGCCCCTTATTCACTTAAAGGGTTTCAGTTAGAGTATCAATTAGGAGCGAGACGTTAAATGGGTGCTACATACACAAGACAATCATCATTTACTGATGGCGATACCATTACCGCTGACCTCTTTAACAATGAGTACGATCAGCTTCTAGCTGCTTTTGCTACTTCAGGTCACTCACACGATGGTACTGCTGCAGAAGGTGGGGCTATTACTAAACTACTAGGCACTGCTATTACTATTGGTACTAATGGTGCTGACGTAGCTGTTACCTTTGATGGACAGAGTAATGACGGTTTGCTTACTTGGATGGAGGATGAAGACTATTTTCAGTTCTCTGATGATTTACTTCTTACTACGACAGAAAAAGTACAGTTCCGTGATACTGCCATTTATATTAATTCTAGTGCTGACGGTCAGCTTGATATTGTAGCAGACACAGAGATACAGATTGCAGCTACTACTATTGACATGAATGGTGCTGCTGACATATCAGGTAACTTAGCTGTAGGTGGCAACCTTACGGTAGCTGGTAATGCAACTGTAACAGGTACTACAACGTTTAACGGTGGTACTCTTACTCTTGGTGATGCAGCCTCTGATAACGTTGTGTTTGGTGCTGATGTAAACTCTAGCATTATTCCTAACACAGATAATACTTATGATCTTGGTTCATCAGGGCAAGAATGGAAAGATATCTATATTGATGGTATTGCATTTTTAGATACTATTAATTTTAGCGGTACAGTTATAGTAGCTACTGGTGCTGAAATAAATACTTTAGATGGTATCACCTCTACTACAGCAGAACTGAATGCTTTAGATGGAATTACTGCAGTCGTAGGTGAACTAAATGCTTTAGACATTGGTAGTACTGCAGTAGGTACAGCCGTGGCATCTAAAGCTGTTATATTAGATTCAAATAAAGACTACACAGGTATTCGTAATCTTACACTTACTGGTGATTTAACTATTCCTGATGATGGATTATTTGCAGCTACTAACACTGCAGGTAACATTCTTGTAGCAGATGGAACAAACTTTAATTCTATTGCTGTAAGTAGTTTATCAGAGATTAGCACTGTTGCTAGTGGTGACATCTTTTTAGCTATAGATGCTTCTGGTGGAGGTCTTAAAAAGATTACTAGAAGTGCTGTTGTCTCAGGGCTTGCTACCTCTAGTGCTATTTCTAATCTTGTAGAAGACACCTCTCCACAACTAGGTGGCAACTTAGATACTAATTCACAAAACATCTTGATTGATGATGCACACTTTATTGGTGATGAGAGTGGCAATGAGCAACTTATATTCCAAACTACAGGTAGTGCAGTAAATCAATTTGAGATGACTAATGCTGCTTCTGGTAATCCACCACAACTAGCTGCTACAGGTGGTGACTCTAACGTTGACCTTAATCTTTTAGCTAAGGGTACAGGACACGTAACAATCTACGGTAACTCTAACTCAGGTGCTATACAGTTTAACTGTGAGAGTAATAGCCACGGTCAGATACTTATTGCACAGCCTCACAGTGCTGGTGCTACAAACACTATGCTACTACCAGATGGTTCTAGTTCAACTCTACTGTCACGGGTATCTACAGATACACTTACTAACAAGACTTTAACATCTCCTAAGATTAACGAGGACGTAGCAGTAACATCAACAGCTACAGAACTAAACCTTCTTGATGGTGTTACAAGCACTACAGCCGAACTTAATATTCTTGATGGAGTAACCTCTACTGCTGCTGAACTAAATGCCTTAGACGGTATTACTGCAGTTGTAGGAGAACTTAATGCTCTTGACATAGGTTCAACAGCAGTAGGTACAGCAGTAGCATCTAAGGCTGTCATACTAGACTCAAATAAAGATTACACAGGACTACGTAACTTTACTGTAACAGGGGAGTTAGATGCAGCTACTCTTGATCTTTCAGGCAATGCAGATGTTGCTGGTACATTAACACAAACTGGTGTAGCTACATTTACAGCTAAATCAATATCTAATGCAGGTGTGTCTGTAAAGAATGGTGCAACGTCTGCTGGTTTTGTTGAGTTCTTTGAGGATTCAGATAATGGCACTAACAAAGTAACTTTGATTGGCCCAGCTTCTACAGCAGATGTAACCTTGACATTACCCTCTGCTGCTGGTATTATTTCAACGATAGACGATGCCACGGCACTGGCGATTGCATTAGGATGATATAGGAAAAACAAATGGCTAATACATTTAAGACAATTACACACGATGTGATGCCAGCTAGTGCTGGTACACCTGAAGCATTATACACTGTGCAGAGTAGCACTAGGGTTATTATCTTAGGACTAACTCTAGCTAACGTACACACAGCACAAGTTACTGCTTCTGTTACTTTAGTTAGTACAACTACTCAGACATCTCAAACACAGAACACAACAGCACACTTAATTAAATCTGCAGCTATACCAGTAGGTGCTTCCTTGAGTGTACTTGATGGTAAGATCGTAGCTAACGCTGGTGATGTTATTAAGATTGATTGTTCTGTAGCTGACAAGGTTTCAGTGATTATGAGCTACATGGAGATTGACAGCTAATGGCAGGATATATTGGCAATAAAGCCGTTGGTATTAATGTTACTACAGGTGACATTCGTGGTGATGTTGGTGTTGGTGGTGATGTTACCGCCACTACATCAGACGGTGCAATACTTAATTTAAATAGTAGTGATACCACAATCACTGATGGATCAGTACTTGGTGCTATTAAATTTACTGCTCCACTAGAGGGCAGCGGTACTGATTCTGTGTTACTTGGTGCAGCCATTGAAGCGGTTGCTGAAGCTACATTTGCTGCTGATAATAATGCTACCGAATTGGTCTTCAAAACTGGGGCGAGTGCGGCTGCTGCTCAACAGATGACGCTTACGAGTGGCGGTAACTTGCTGGTGAATAAGGCTTCCGATGACAATAATGCAGGCAT